CCATCTGCGGATACAAGTAGGAATCGTCGTCGCCGTAACGATGGCGTGCCTCCTTGCAGCTTGCACCGACCATTACAGGAATCCCAATGACCCCCGTAAACAGCCCGCGCCGTCGTCAACGACTCAACCCCGCTGAGATCGAAGCCCGAATCCGGGCAATCCTGATCCTCACCCTGGCAGGCGTACTCGGCCTCACCGTCCTCGGGATGCTGTACTCCCTCATCTTCGTCTACCAGCCTGAAGAAGCCGCCCCGCTCGACCTCGCCTTCATGGACGTTCTCTCGCCCCTCTCGTTCTCTATCGGCGGTGCGCTCACCGGACTTGCCGCAGGAGGCGCAGCGAAGAAGATCGCCAACCGCGACGAAGACGAGTGACCCGATGGAAGCGATACTCGTCCCCATCGCCGTAGCCCTCATCGGCGGGCCGGTGATGTGGTTCCTGCATCGCCTCGACCAGAGGAACACTCAACAACACGGCCAATCAATGAAAATCTTGACCGAAGTACGCGACGACATGAAAACAGTTCGTCGCCGGCTCGACAAACATATAGACTGGCACGCTCACCAAGAATAACCCCAGCGTACAAGCCTATTTTGTAAAGGATGCTTGACTTTGTGTTCCAATGTCTGTCAACTGTTCCCTGAAATCAGACACTACCTGACACGCGTAGTGCCAAAAGGGAGAGAAGACGAACAACTACTGTTGTCGTTGATAAACAGATTGGAGTGCTGTGAGCCTCGCAAAATCGTTAGGGATACCCGACAAACCTGCGCCACGCGCTAGATGCCCGGTCGCGCTTCTCAAAGAATCTTTGAACAACGAAGATCGAGAAGCGTTACACGACACCATGATAAAGATTCAGACCGCCGATCTGATGTCCCGCAAAAACGGGCAAAACCCGTACACCGTCGCATGGCTATCCACTAAACTCAACGAGAACGGCTATCGGATCAACGCCAAATCTCTTGGCCGACACATCAACAGAAGGTGCAGCTGTGACTCTCTCTGACGATCTGACAGTCGGCCCGCCCGCCAACCGTAAAGACACCCTCGGCAAACTCGCTGACCTTCTCGACCGGCAAGGCATCTCCGTCGATGAAATCGGACGCGTCAACCGGGTGTCCATCTACCAGTCGCTCACCAAAAACGACGAAGGTGAAGCCGAAATCCATGATCTCATGGGCGTACAGTTCTCACCGTCCTGGGAAACCGGCCCCCAATGGCCTGTCATTGAACGAGGCAAACACACCATCGGATCAATACGACTGCCCAAACCAGTCGCCAAACCCGAAGGCTACGAAACCGCCGTCATCCTGCCCGACATCCAATTCGGCTATTACCGTGACATCACCGGCGACCTCGAACCCACACACGACGAAAAAGCCATCGAGACAGCCCTCGCCGTCATCACCCGCATCCAACCCAACGTGATCGTCCTCGTCGGAGACAACCTTGATCTCCCCGAACTCGGCAAATACCGGCTATCCCCAGCGTTCCAACAAACAACCCAAGCATCCATCGACCGTGCCACCACATTCGCCGCCACCCTGAGGCTGTGCGCCCCAGACGCAGACATCGTGTGGATCGCCGGCAACCACGAAGAAAGACTGGTGAACTATGTATTGGACAACGCAAAAGCAGCGTTCGGTCTTAGAAAAGGCAATACACCGGATGATTGGCCGGTTCTTTCTGTTCCTTACCTTTGTCGTTTCAACGAGTATCGGGTTAGGTATCTGGCTGGCTACCCCGCGTCGAGCTTCTGGATCAACCAAAGACTCCGCGTCATCCACGGGGACAAAGTACGCAGTAACGGAAGCACCGCTCACTCATATCTTGCTTCATCCAAAACCTCCGTTATCTACGGTCACATCCACAGGCGTGAATGGGCAGAAAGGTCACGTGAAGATTGGGATGGTGCAAAAACGATCATGGCGGCATCTCCGGGGACGTTAGCCCGCACCGATGGGGCAGTCCCCTCCACCAAAGGCGGCATCGATCTTGACGGCCGACCACTCACCGTGGTCGAAGACTGGCAACAAGGGTTTGCGGTCGTCACCTACCAGCCTGGTGACGGCGATTTCTGGTATGAACAAGTACCGATCCACTCCGGCCGATGCCTGTGGAGAGGTACACTATTCGGGTGAGCGACAACCTTCTGTACTGTGATCGATGCGATGAATACTGGCCAGAATCCGCAGGAAGACGATGCCCCGAATGTGGACACCACGGCCACGCCGCCCCGGAGGAACTCGATGAGTGAAGTCTACGACGAGAACGATCCGACATGGGCGATGGTTGTCGTCCAATGGCGTGACGCACACCAGGGCGGCGAACACAGTTGGACGTTGACAGACGGCTATGTGCCGGAAACCGTGATGCCGTTGACAGTCGGCTGGGTGTGGCCCAAATGCAAAGAGGGATATTTGACACTTGTGTCAACTGTGATGAACGATGCCGACGAACCTGAGGTCGTATCGGACATCAACCACATCCCGTTGGAGTGCATTGTCAGGGTGTATTCGCTGGCAACACACCTGCCTGTGAACTGGTTTGAAGAACTAGATTAGTTCCTAATAAGAGAGAGAAAGAAAGAGTATGGGCCAAGCAAAGATTCTTGTTGGTGATGTTCGACAAAGGTTGTCTGATATTGCTGACGGTTCTGTCCAATGTTGTGTCACGTCGCCCCCTTATTGGGGTTTGCGCAATTATGGCCACGACGGGCAACTCGGACTAGAGCAAACACCGGATGATTATGTTGACAATATGGTCGCTGTGTTCCGTGAAGTGTATCGAGTTCTAGCCGACGATGGTGTTTTGTGGTTGAATCTTGGCGATTCGTATGCGAGTTTTAGAGATGGCAAAGCGACACCCGATACGACCCGTGGTGAAAGTATCGGAACGCTAGTACCGAAGGGAAGCGCGTCGAATCGAATGGCATCTTCGTTCGCCGGTTCCATAATCAAACACAAAGACCTTGTTGGGATACCGTGGCGGGTTGCTTTCGCTTTGCAATCTGATGGCTGGTACCTGCGCCAAGACATCATTTGGCACAAACCCAACCCCATGCCGGAATCCGTGACCGATCGCTGCACAAAAGCCCACGAATACCTATTCATGCTCACCAAATCACCCCGGTACTACTTCGACAACGACGCAATAGCCGAAGAAGCGAAATACCAGCCGGGAGGTTCACACGATGACGTACCACAAGGAGGCTTCAACGACAAAGGCCCAATCCCCGGCTCGGGGCAACGATCATTCCGGGCAATACGCCAAACCCGCAACAAAAGATCCGTCTGGACAATCCCCACCAAACCATTCAAAGGCGCACACTTCGCAGTTATGCCCGAAGCACTCTGCGAACCACCCATCCTCGCCACCAGCCGACCCGACGACCTCATCCTCGATCCATTCACCGGTTCAGGAACAGTTGCAGTCGTCGCTCTACGTCACGGCAGAAACTTTGTTGGTACAGAACTAAATCCTGAGTACGCCCAAATAGCCCAAGACCGCATAAGTCAACATTCCCCGATGTTCAACGAAGTAACGGTTGACTCTGCCACACCCCCTTTGTAAGGTGTGACCATTCTCAAACAACAAGGAGAGAGAACAATGACAGAAATCATCCCTAAACCCGACCACGGAAGCATGGACTGGCTGATGCTCCGGCATCGAGCTGGCGACGGCAAACCGCGTATCGCCGCCTCAGAAGCAGCAGCAGTCCACGACCAGCATCGGTTCATCAGCAAATATGCGTTGGCGGTCGAGAAGATGAAAGACACGCCGACCGTGAAAGAAACCAGTCGTGCGATGGATCGAGGGAACCGCCTGGAATCCGTACTGCTGGAATGGGTGGCCGACGAAATCGGTGTCCCCCTCGTAACCCCAAACGTCATGTACGCGTTCGGATGGGAAACCTGCCCGCTGATCGCCACCATCGACGGCATCGACAAAGAATCAAACGACACTTTTCCCGACGAACCACAAGTGGTAGTCGAAATCAAAACGTACAACCGGGAATGGGACGGCCAACTTCCTGCCTACTGGTATTGGCAAGGCGTACAACAAGCGTTGTGCTGTGACGTAGACGAAATCGTTTGGGGCATCTTCGACAGCACCCTTGACCTACACATCCACCGGCAACACGTCACACCTGAAGAAAAGTCTGACCATATCGCGGCCGTCAAAGACTTCCTGTGGTATCTCGACCTCGGCACAATCCCCGCCGAATGGCCGGCCACCTACAACGAAATCTCCGAACGGTTCCCTATTGCCGACGACAACACGGTCGATCTCACCGAACACGCCGGCCTCATCCAACAGATTAACGAAGTCCAGGCTGCCAAGAAAATGTTGGAAACCGAAGAAGACACGCTGAAGGCCACCATCGCCCAACTGATGAAGGATGCCAACACCGGCATCATCAACGGTCAACCGGCTGTCACTTGGAAATCGCAGAACCGTAAAGGCTGGGACAAGAAAGCCTTTACAAGCGACCACCCTGACTTGTACAGTCAGTATGAAACCACATCAACGATCCGCGTCATGCGGTTCAAGGGAGAGAAATGATGGACACCACCAAACAGCTCGCAGACGTACTCACCAAATACGCTGTACCCGACCCGAAGATCGTCGGCAAACTCCCCAAAGGCGGGATGCAACTCGACTTCGTAGGACACGCCGACATCACCCGCATCCTCATCGAGATCGACCCCATGTGGTCGTGGGAACCGTGCGGATGGGTGAACGGCCGCCCCCACGTCCACGTCGAAAACGGGATGGCAACCATGTGGGCGCGACTCACCGTCCACGGCAAAGCGATGCTCGGAGTCGGATCAGTACGCGCCGACAAAGCCGAACTGGACAAAGAACTGGTCGGAGACTTCCTCCGCAACGCCGCCATGCGATTCGGCATCTCGCTCGCCCTGTGGACGAAACAAGAATGGGAAGACCTCGGCCACAGCAAGCCGGCCGCACCCGCCAAAAAACCCACAGCGAAACAGAAAGCCGTCGCACAACCCGTCGAAGACAAAACACCGGTCGAACCGGAAGTCCTCGGCAAGTTCGCCCGTGCGTGCGCCGAAGCAAACCTCGACCACGACCAGGTGGCAGATCGCGCAGGCGTAGACCTGCACGGAACAGTAACCGTCAGCGACATGACCAAACTCCGTGTCGCCTTCAAAGAAATGATGAAAGCATGAACACCATCACCATCAGCGGAAATGTTGGACGTGACCCGGAACTGAAGTATTCGGCTAGCGGCACAGCAGTCGTCAAGTTCTCTGTTGCCGACACAACCGGCAAAGACGACAACAAGAAAACTGTTTGGCATGATGTCGTCGTCTTCAAAGAACAGGCCGAACACGTCGCCGCCTCCGTGAAGAAGGGATCGCGTGTCATCGTCACCGGACGTTTGGACAAGAGCGAGTACACCGGCAAAGACGGTGTGAAGAAGCAACGTGTCGAAGTAATCGCAGACGACGTATCAATCTCACTTCGCTGGTCTGCATACGGTGACGACACCAACATCAACACCGCGAAAGACCTGCTCAACGCCACCGACGTTGAAGATGAAGAACCTTTCTGACCTCCATACGGTAAAATGGTTGTGCCGCATCTGCGAGCAAACCATAACAACCCACGTGCCGTTGAACGGTGTGCCGATGCACACCTGCAAACCTCGACGCGCACGGCGATTCCCAATGGAGCTGGCTGATGAGCAAGCAAAAACAGAAGGGGACAGCGTTTGAAACGCTGATCGTCCGACATCTTCGAGAACACGGATTCCCATATGCGGAACGGCGCGCGCTCACCGGTCAACACGACGAAGGTGATATCACCGGCACGCCTGGTGTCGTATGGGAATGTAAGAACCATAAGACACTCAAACTGTCTGAATGGTTGCGTGAAACAGAAACAGAACGTGTGAACGGCCATGCCGACATCGGCATCCTGGTCGCCAAACGAGTCGGCGTGTCCGATCCTGGCGAACAGTACGCTGTAATGACCGTCAACACCATCATCGACTTGCTGAAGCAAGCCGGCTACTGAGAGAGAGACAACCCATGAAACGTTTATTGCCTTTACTGCTATTGGCTGGATGCGCTACAACACAAACACAACCAGTCGATGTGACCGAGCTGCCGACAACCATCCCTCCATCCACGGTTGTTATCACCGTCCCACAATCCACGACCACAACAACCCTGTCCCCGGAAGTGATCGCCTATCTGGAAACAGCGGCCGCATGGCAAGCACAAATCGACGTGATGACTGCCGAACACCCGCGATGCGCCGAATGGCTCCCCCTGCTCCTAGAAGTCGGCGGGAAGATCGAGGACTGGCCCATCTGGAGTCGCGTCCTATGGACAGAATCCCGCTGTATCGACGGGCTGGAAGGGAACGGCTCCATCGGCCTCGCCCAAATCCAATGGTCAGTCCACAAAGAATGGGCTTTACAAATGGGCATCACACGTGACATGATGTTGACAGCACGACCCAACCTGACGTTTGCTGTACGGCTACAAGAAGCATCAGGCTGGTCACCGTGGCGTTACCTGAACCTACCGTAAACAGAAAGAGAGAGACATGGAACAGAACCAGGCAGCTATCGACGCGAACCGTGAAAGGGATCGACAAGCGATAGCGAACCGGCAACAGATCACCAACATTCATTTGGTGGATATCCAAAACCTGTTGGCCGACATCATCAAAGAACAACAACGTACCAACGTCACGTTGAATGAACTGTTCATCGTTCTCACGGAAGGCAAATGATGGATTGGCTTCAGTACGGCTCTTGCCGAGGCATGGATGTCAACGACTTCATGCCGATACGCGGCGACATCGTAAAGATTCGCAACGCCAAAAAGATTTGTGCCACCTGCCCCGTCATGTTCCAATGCCGACAGTACGGGTTGGACAATCATCGAGCATGGGATTTGCATGGTGTGTTCGGCGGGTTGACCCGGATGGAACGCGACGATCAGCTGAGAATCGCGGAGGGTCGTACCCCGAAGAATCGTAAGAGCGTGAAGAAGCCGGCTAATGACTGATAAAGAATCTGATGCGATGATTGAAACAATCAGAGCATGGAATGATGTAGAGATAAGTACGCTGCCACCGTTCATCTTACTTTTTTTGGCAAATAGCGCAGCAGATGAGATTGAACGACTGCGTGCCGACCGCAACCGTTGGATTCAATGCGCCGAAATGCTGGTTGAATCACAGGAAGTGGCGTTGGAACGATATCGTTTCCTCCAGCAAGAAGCCGCAAAGGTGGTGCGTGGTGACTGACACCATTCTCACCACCATGATCGTCACATACATGATCGCCCTACTCTGGGTCATCATCTGGGGAACAGGAAAGAAAACAAAATGACATTTGACGAATGGATCGAAGCCGGCCTCCGCGAAGGATTCTGCGGGCCTCCCGTCTGCCACACCCACGACGGCCTACCAATGAGCAACCAGGAAGACGACAGCTGGAACGACGGCGAAGACCCGTGCATCCACATCATCCGGCTTTACCTCGACGCAGAACATAAAGCCAGTATTGAGCGCGACCACACACCGAGCCAATGGAGAAACCTGTGGAAGACTGGCGACTAGACGCGGCCTGCCGAGGACTCAACACCAACCTGTTCCACCCCGAGAAGGGTGACCAGCACACAATGAAAACCAGCCTCGAAATCTGTAACGGCACACCCGACACAGAACCCTGCCCAGTCAAACAAGACTGTCTCAACTGGATTCTCACCAAATACTCGCGCGACGAAGACCTATACGGCATCTACGGTGGCCTCCTGCCCGCACAACGACACAAACTTCGCAACGATAAACGTGTCCACGTTCGCGTCGCCGTACCAGAAAGCAGAGTTGAGCGCGGCAACTATCGCCAGGAAACTTTAGCGACACTACTCAACCTCGTCCACGAAGTCGTAGTCACCGACATGATCGAATCGGAACAACGTCGCATCACCAAGTATCATCAGGCGATCAGTAGGGTACGCGACCACGAATAACGTCAGGCAGACAGCAAAGAACCCCGACCGAATCCTCGCCGGCCGGGGTTCTCACACTCACACAATCAAAGTTCTATCTCATACAAGATCAGGCGTACACCCAACTCACGGTCTGCCTGATCGAGCGCAGTCTGCCGGTCACGGAACCGCCACGCCGAACGTCTCTTGCCCCAACCCTGCCACACGTTCTTCGACACCCGACGCGTATTATACGGATCGCACCAGTAGAGCTTAGTGCGCGGGTGTTGGCAGATCACGTATGTCGTAGGTTGGACGCGGATCGGACGGTTGGCAACGTAACGGAACCGACCGACCGTCAGTCGTCTGAACATTCCGGGCAGATCAGAACATACGGGCGAGGATCACCCATCACGTTCCATTCGACCAGATCGGCCACCATCCAATCATCGATGATTGTGGTCTTACCGTGCGCCAGCTCGCACACCGGACACAACACGTCGCCACGCATCTCAACCGTGGCCACTAACGTCCGATACCGGTACGCGTCCACGATCAGATCGGGCAAACGATCAATAGTGTGACCGTCCGGAACAACACCCATCGAATCCATCCAATCAATCTCGCGTTCCGTCATCGCGGAAACATCGACCAGAATCATCTGGCGGGCATCCTCGACGGTACACGTTTCGTCGCCAACCGCGACAATCCGGTCACACACGTTGTAACGCGTGATCCGATCATAAAGTTCGGTTCTCATCTCTCTCTCTCTTTCTTCCGGTCGCCGGATGGCGACAGTACGCGGGGGACGAATCGAACGTCCAGCGAGGCCACCAGGCCCGCGTGATAGCTGTTAGTGATAGACAACCGTGTCGAACGAATCGACCGGAACCGTCACCACCGGGCCATTCTCACACCAATAAACGTCCGTGTACGTTTGTACCGTGACCGTCCAATCATTCTCATCGGAGTCCACCACGGTTCCCGATGCCACAACCACGTCATTCTTCCGCAACGTCACGTTGTAACCGCGCAACAACCATAGAACGTGTGTCGGGCCACCATCCGCACCCTCATCGAACACCAACCGGTACATCTCACACCCCCAATCCGGCGATCAGATCGGACAGAATGTCGGCCGCATAAGCATCATCCACAAACGGTTCGACACCACCCAACACGTCATAGTCATCGACAATCGGGAGACCGTAACCATCCGAATCTTCCAACCGCAAACGTTCCACCCGCACCATCGTGAAACCATACGCGAGGATGTCCGACACCAACCGGGCCAGACGACGAACCGCGTCATCGTCATCCATCAGATCGGCGGGGGGTTGCCACCAGAACCGATCACCCCGCCAACCATCCACAATCCGGGCGAACCCATCGAACCCGTCAGGACGTTCCTGCTGTTCGCCATACCGCGACACCACCGGCGCGACCCGACCATAATAATCAAAGTCATTCACGGTCGCACAATCGTCCGGTTCCAATCGGAACCGCCAACCCCAACCGCCCGACTCAACGATACGGTTCTCACCCGCATCCACAAGCTCTTGCGCTAACGCGCTACCGACAACGGTATCCATTATCTCTCTCTCTTTCTGTCCCAACATTGTGTCGGGATCGTATCGCGCGCGGGAATCGAACCCGCCACCCCCGGCCTGCCCGGAACACGACCCAACAATCAACCTACGTTCGTGGTCAGATCGTCGCCATCTCATCCAACCGAACCGCCGACCACGGACGGCCCGACTCATCGATCACGTGAAACGCAAGAGTCCCGCCAACCCGCAACGAATCCACAACCGTCCCGATGTACGTGCGCCTATTCCGAACAAACCGAACGTTCACACCGATCAGATCATCGGCCGACACCATCGACCGGCCCGCGAGAGCTAACAACGCCGACTGTTCGCGCCACGTATCCTCCGTGTCCCGGCAAGGCCGACACAAGTACAGGCCGGAACCCGCACCGTATTCGCGCACGTCATCCCGGAGAGCATCACACAAACCACATTCATCGATCATTCCGTCACCCCCTGTAGCTCTACAGAAACGTCACACACCCGAACCCGCGACAGATCGAAACCGTACTGATCGCGCCACAAGGCCACCGCCAGATCAAACGCCGAATCATCCGAATCATACGCGGGATCATCGTCATCCCGATAGGGGACACACACGACAGTAGAGAGATGACCGTAATCGACAACAATGGTCACGTTGTAATGCGCGACACGTTCGGTCTCATCGAAACCGTGAACCGCGACAATATCGGCCACCGCATCTAGATCACCATCTTCCACCGCATCGATAAGCATATGGGTGATGCTAAGCGGGATCACGTTCGTATTGTGATCCATCATCGCGTCACCCCCATCTCCCGGCGAAACGCGAGAACCGAACCGCGAACCGTCACCCGATCCGAACCGTTGCCAACATACCGGCGCGACGTGACGTAACCCCGGAACGTGTCGCCACCGTCGAACGCGTACACCAATACACCCCAACCGTAACGTTCCCAATGGCAACCGTACAACGTGCCCGAACTAGCTCTAGTGCTACTCATCGTCGCCACCATCCGACAGCCACATCTCACCACAAACGTCACAAGCTATCTCCCGGACACCATCGACATCACCGATGTCCCATCCGGTATGCGCGTCACAATACGCGCAATAATAGAACGTTACCGTTTCCAATCTCTCTCCCTCTCTCTCTAATCGGCCGGTCGGCCAATCGCGCCCCGGCGCGGAATCGAACCGCGCACCCCCGGCCTTTCCGGGCAGGGCCACCAATCACGGACGCATGGGCATCAACAACCCGCGCACACTCACGTTCTCAAACGACCCGCCGAACGCCATAGCCTTACCGGCCGTCATCGACGAAACATCCACGAACGGATCGGCCTTACGCGGGAACACACCCGCCACCGCATCGAACAACGCCGACAACCGCGCCGGATCGAACCGGACAAGCTTGCCCGCATCCGGCCAACCGTTCTCCTGCCCGAACACGTTGTTCACCAACCGCGTAGGGTAGTCACACAACATCGGAACCGACACCGACCCCGAATCCGTCGCCACCGTGAGAACATCACCCGCCGACACCAACCGAACCGACCGGGCAACATCCCTCCCCTTTCCGATCACCCGCACAATGTCGCGCACACCCGCCGACACCGGAAACACACCGCGTTCCACATCTCCGAACACGTCATTCCCGCGAATCGAAACATCAATCATCGCGTAACTATCCGTGCCAGTAACCCGCACCGTATCGTTCGCAAACGTGATCGAAACCGCGTGGATGTTCCGAACCTTGTCGGGAGATGCCACCGATGCCACCGAACCCAACACCCGCGCGAACGTCGCCGGATCGATGCCCGAATCACCCCCGACCACAATCTCACCTAGCTCTACTGTCGTTTCCATGTTCTCTCTCTCTTTCTCTCTCCCGGCCCCGGTTGGGCCGGACACTCTCATTATGCGCTATCGTATTGCGCGCGTCAATAGTATTGTGCGCGTATTGTGCGCGGGCCAGTCGGCCAGTATCGCGCGCGGGCCAGTATTGCGCGCGTGATCGATCCCCCGCCCGCCCGGTATCGCGCCTAGACCACACCCGCACACCCGGCCCCGCATCGACACACCCGGCCCGGTAACGCGTTAGGCGGGCGCGCCCAACCGGACACACCCGCCCAACACACCCGGGAGAGCTACGTCAGTCCCGACCCAACCGGTACGCGTAGAACGCGCCCGCGACAATCACCAACAAGGCGACAATCTGCCACCCGGACGGCCACCCGGTCACGTCACGCACACACTCACCCGCGACACACTCACGCACGCCGGTACTCATCCGGCCACCGGCCCCACATACACACCAACCGCGCCACCGTCACAAGTAGCGACAGACCATTCACCATTCCAACCGGCGCGGGTCACATACTCACGAACCGCCGCCGCGTAGTTCTCCGGTACGCCCAACCCATAATCCCAACTAACGCTAATCCGGTTCGGATCACGGCCCGCACTAGGGGAATCCCAACGCGACACCCTAATACTTGCTTGGCTCCGGTTGGTAGGGCCATAGAACCGGGCGCGGATTACCGCCCGCCCGGACTCTCTCACAACAGAGTCACACATTAGCTAACCCTCTCTCTCATAACCGGCCCCCAATAGGCCGGTAGCGCGCGCCCGCGGAATCGAACCGCGACTAGGTGACCACACCCGCGCCACCAGATCACCCGGCGAGATTCGCGCCGGATTCCCCCGCGTCGATCTGTCCGGATTCGCACATCTCACACAATCCCCCGGCCGGGCCGTTGTAGTCCGAACCGCACAACGAACACACGTGGTCACCTACCGGACTCTCTCCCGAATCGAATACGGCCACATCGAACCGCGCACCCGCGAGAATAGTCTCACAAGTATCGCACGAACGCCCGAACGAATCACCCGCGCCCGACACATCCACAAACACACCCGCACGCGCGTATTCGGCCACACCCGCCGGACACTCACCCGCCGGCGAATCTGTCGCGCCCGCGATACCGGCGAACCAATCGAAACAATCCGGACACACCGACAGAATCTCTGGAACCGGCCCAATCTCTCCGAAACCATTACGGTAACCGTCTTCATACGCATCACACACAATCTCATGCGCGTCACACTCATCGACACCCAACCGGACAAGCGCGTCAATCAGATCACCCAACAACTCCCGGACACTCTCACCCGCGTATTCCCCCGACAACGGGGCCGGATTAGGAATCGGACTCTCATCCCTATCACCCATACCGCGTTCGAATCCACGGCCGTGAGACTCAATCGTTACAAGCTGTAAGTCAGATAGCTCTAGCTCTCTCATTCTCTCTCTCTCTCTCTCTCTCGTCGAGACTCTCCCGACACACCCAACACTACAACACACCACACACCCGCGCAAGCTTTATTTCCACCCAACCACACCAGACCACACCCGCAAGAATCACCACACACCAACCAACCACACACCACACACCCGCGACACACACCACACACCAACTTGCTAGGCGCGACACTCTCACCACTCACACCCGCGCGCCGGATGAGTGTGTCGGCCCGTTCTCTCCTGGTTGTCGATGGCACATCCGCGCCGGTGGATCGATTCGGCCCGCGTTCGATTCGTGGAACCGCGCACCACACCCGCGAATCGCGCACCCGCACCCGCCCGCGACACGCGCGCACGCGAACCGGGGGTCTGCCGGAGCGCCCCCCCGCGCATATACATATTACTTGTGGTGTGCAAGTGTGGTTTTGTTTGCGGCGGCTGTTAGGGCTGGTTTGGTGTAGGGTGGGTTTTGTCCTCCCGCTGTTTGAGTTTGTGTTCTCTGGTCGCCGGGTTTTTCAGGACGGTCACCGTTCGCATTTGTGTCGTTTGGACGCTGCTCGATCATGTCGGTGCATGATCGTCTACCCACG